CCGGCTGAGGTGATCGCAGCAATCAATCAGCTTGTCGAAGATAAGGTGAAGAAAGAAAAAGAGTACTGGAATAAAACAGCCAGTGACCCTGATCGAACAAAAACCTACGTAGCAGGCTACGAGCATGGGGTAAGGGAGGGCGCAACCGAATACACCAGAAAGCTCCATGTAGCACAACAGGAAATCGAAAGCCTTACAAGTCAATTAAAGGATCACAATAAGGTGTCAGATTTTAATATGAACTTATTAAGGCAGGAAAATGAGAAGTTGCGAAGATGGAAAGACGAATACTTCGAATTGCTTAACCCTATTTTGGACTACGGCCAATCAAGAGAAGCGGCCATCCCGTTAGGCGAAAGCATACCTAGTGTTGTTCTTGAGCGATGTAAGCGATATGATGCCGCCCGCACCCTCCTACAAAAATTCATTTCCCGGCACGAAGCAGGATTGCTACCTGACCGGTTTATTTATGACGAAATAAAATCATTTTTAGATGGAAAGTAAATGGGAATACAGAGAAAACTTTCACAGTACAGGATGCGGTGATTATGATGGCAATTACGAAATAACCGATGGCCATATCTTCCTTTGCACAAACGACGATCCTGAAGATGTTACCGAGACAGAGAACGTGTTACAGCAGATCGCTCGGTTGCTGAATGAATCCGGTTGTAAGTTCTATTCAAATAACGTACTTGAATTGAATCAGCACATTGAAATTCAAAAGCAAAAGTACGAGATTGATGACCTCCAAGCCAAATGCGACAGGTACGAGAAGGCGTTGAAGGAGATACGTTATGTACATAAATCATCCGACTCTTCTGCGGCGTGGCAACTTAATCAAGCGCAGAATATCGCAATTGAAGCCCTGAACGGGGAAGGGGTGAAACCAAAGCATGAGTATGTAGCACTCGGCCCTGATTTATACAAAAGAGTTTATTACCCTGAAGGGGCAAAAGATTCATGGGTTGCAAAATACCATTCTGATGATAGCGCGAAAGAAGCTGCCACTGAATGGAATAAACGTAGGGATGATTATAATCGAGGCATAGAAAACCAAAAGCAGGATAAACAATGACACCTGAAAATTTATTGAACCCCCGTTACAAGGTTATAGCGGATTATCCGGGATGCCCGTTCAAAGTGGGGCAAATACTTGAAAAGGTAAAGGTAGCAAGCGGAAAGGAATTTGTTCGCGGAATGTTTCATCAGCCAGAAGATTTCCCTGCAAACTTCAAGAAACTGGAATGGTGGGAGGAACGTAAGCCGGAAGAGATGCCGGAGTATGTGAAATCAATTATGCAGGAGTATACTTACGGCGTAAAAGTAGGAGTAATTATCAAGGTTAAGGAGTGGGCGAGGCTTTGTGATGCAATGTATGCTATTCAATCCAGGAAAGAAGAATACCATGCATCTTGTTTCATTCCCGCAACCGCCGACGACTACAACACATACCTGCAAACGCTAACCGTTAAAAAATAAACAATGACTTCAGGAACACCAGTTGAATCTATGGCTGCTGCGCTTTATACAGCACTTGCAGACCCTAATGTATTACCGGATATAGAGCACACAATACGCCAGCAAACTCACAAAGGCAGGCCATCCCTTTATGACGTTGACGTTTACAGTTTCCCGCAAACCTGGGGCAGCACAGCATTAGGTTTTGGAGGTATGGGAGGGGCGGCTATGACAAAGGCGTACACCACTGTGATAATTTGCCGGGACAATGCAGCTGTTTTCTTTGCAGGCAGACATTGCTACTCTGTTGACAATATCAATGAGGCGTTTAAAGAGGATTTGAAGAAGAAAAGTATGCGATCGTTGAGGGAAGCTGAATCGAGATATTAAAACACTAACCGTTAAATGATGGACAATGAGTAACAAATTCTATTTCATGGACATTCCCGATAAATCAATATGGGAAGTAAAAGATGTAGACACATCAAACCCCGAGATGGTGGGATGGGTAACAGCTTTCTGCATAGAACCTGGCGACGACAATAAGGCATTCGTTGGACAGAAGATGGGCATTGATGCTGGAACAGTATTCGGCAATCCTGATCGTTATGATGTATCAATAGAACCGTTTCATATAACGCTTAACAATAAATAAATGATACCCCATAACCACAACCCCGGTGATGATCATCCCTGGTACGCCAGAGCGGTATTCATTTTAATAGGGGCTTTTCTGTTCCCTTTAATGATGTTGCTCACTTTTATACGGTATCTCAAAACAGGCTATAACAATGGAAGGAATCAGCCACCAAAAAAGGTGACCCCCGACCAACACAAACTACACACCGCCCTCATCGAAATAGGCAAAGAAGCTAATAACATTACCCCTACCCAGTCCGCTATCAACCACTGCCATACAAAGTTGCAAGAAGCAATAACCAAAGGTGATATGATAGGCCAGCGGAAGTATGGGAGGCTGTTGGCTGCTATGGTAGTAAAGTGGATGGTGGAGAGGGTATAACTAAAACTAAACATTATGAGTAACCAAACCGATGAAAAGCGAATTATTGAGCTAATAAAGCAAGGCAAAACAAATAGCGAGATCGCGGAAATTATCTTCAAGTCCCTGCCAACAGTCAAGCAAAAGGTATCTAAACTAATGAAGAAGTACAACTGCAAGAACAGAGTGCAGTTAGCATTAAAAGATGTTCCATGAAAAACATACTAAAGTTATAGGCTATTAAACGAAACATAGGCTACATTTATCCCGCAATCAATCGGTTGCGGTTTTTTTATGGCAGCACCTGAGGGAAACAAATATGCAGTTGGGGCTGATAGTGGACGACCTCCAATCTTTGAAACAGTCGAAGCCTTCGCTGTTAAGGCATCTGAATACTTTACAAACACCGATCAATCAAAATGGGCAATCACTGGCCTCGCACTTCACCTGGGTTTTTGTGATCGGCAAAGCCTTTACGACTACCAAAAGAAGGATGAATTTTCTGGCATTGTAAAATATTGCAGGACAATGGTTGAGATGGGTTATGAGATGAAATTGAGCAGCGCAAGTGTAACCGGTGCCATATTCGCTTTAAAGAATATGGGATGGGCAGATAGGCAGGAAGTCAGCGGCCCAGACGGCGGCCCCATCGAAACCAAATTCGATATCACCCTAAATCTGAATAAGTAGTGTGGGTAAGAATGAAATCGTCGAACAATTATTCACAAGCAAGGAGTTTAACGACTGCATCAATAAGATGGAGCCTGACCACTTACGGGATGATCTGCGGGCGGAGGTAGCGCTTATACTACTTGAGACAGATGAAAAGAAATTGATCGAGATACACCAGGGGGGTGGGCTAAGGTTCTACACGGTTCGAATAATAATGAACCTTATACAAAGTAAGACGAGTTTGTTCTATAAGCTATACCGGCAACAAGTGGTTGAGATAACGGATAAATACATTGCGGGCGAAGATCAAGACTTCGAGGCCAGGGCAGTGAAAGAGGACCTGGAAGATAAGGCAATATCGGAGATTGATAACCTGTACTGGTATAACGGCGAGATGGTTAAGCTCTATTTGAAGTATGGCAACTACCGGGCGATTGAGGAAAACACACGTATACCTTATACCAGCGCTTACAAGACTATTCAAAAATCATTGACCGAAATAAAACAAAAGGTATTAGGATGACAGGCATTCAAGCAATAGCATTCGGTTTTGCGTGTGCGTTCACATGGGTGGAGGTGCTGAGGCTGGGTAGTCGCAAGCCGTTCAATTGCCTTAAGTGTATGGCGGGATGGTTTACGCTGATCATCGCCGGGGTATGTCATGTGGATTACTGGCCGTTTTATTTACCGGTTGGGGTGGCCGTGGGGGCGTTGTTTGAGGGAATTAAAATGAGGTGGTTTTAAATCTTAGCTAATGGAATTCAATATAAACGACAAAGTGCAACTTAAAGAGGAGACTAAAAGAAGTCATAAGCAAACCAAAAAGGGGAGGCTGTTATACGGAAAGGTCTATAACGTATTGAAGGTCACAAAGCAGGGACATTTGTTATTACAAACTGAATGGGGTAAGACATTCTACTCAAAAGAAAAGTTTAACAAATGCGCATAATCGCCTACACCAATAAAGACAGTGGCCCGGGGTATCACCGGATAATCACACCCCTGCTACTCATGCAGGATGTTGATGTATTCGTGACGAACAACCTGCTAGCCGAACACTTCGAAAAAGGGTGTGACATTTTTCTCTATAACCGCATCCTGCCTGACCACGCCTTACCTATCATCAAGGAACTACAGCACCGGTACGAGTTTAAGATCTGCGTTGACCTGGATGATTATTGGGAGCTTGACGAACATCATATATTATACCAGCACTACCAGGAGATAGGATTTGCAGGTAAACAAATACAACAGATCATTGACGCTGATGTGGTGCTAGTCACTCATGACCGGCTGGCTGAGGAAGTGGCGGTCTATAATAAGAATGTTCATGTAGTGCCGAATGCCATTCCGAAGGTTGGGCAGTTCGCTATTGAACGTGAGCCCTACTATTTGACCCGACTATTCTGGCAGGGTAGTGATACGCACCGGGCCGATGTTAACCTCCTGCGAGCTCCTATTGATAAGCTGAGCGGTATTGCCAATAAGATCAAGATGATTATGGGCGGCTATGCCGAGGATCACGAGGACTGGTATCAGATGGTGCATGACTACACCGCAGACCTGAAACATCAATATAAGCTCATCCCATACGCGCCTATAACCTCATATTACGAGGCGTACAAGGAGGCTGATATTTGCCTTATCCCGTTAATCAACTCGAAATTTAACCGCCATAAGTCGAACCTGAAAGTATTGGAAGCGGCCAACCTGGGGTTGCCGGTGATCGTGTCTGAGGTTCACCCTTACCTCGATTTGCCGGTATTGTACTGCCGGGGAACGTCCGACTGGATAAAGCACATTACCCGACTGGTGAGCAGCAGGAAGCGACAGAAGGAGGCAGGGCAACAGCTGGCTGAGTATTGTAACGAGCATTATAATTTTAACAAGATTAATAATATGAGGAAGCAAATCTTAGAACATGAAGCAAAAAAGAATCTGGTTTAAGCCAACAAATATTTGGCAACTTAATCATAAGGGGGCAATCGCCTTTGCATGGCGGGATTTCATGAATGGGCATTCGGTAGGTATGGGGTTACCAGCTAATGAGGTTGAGTTGGTGGCAAATTGGAGGGTTAAATACAAAACATTGCTTCAGGTTGTAGCTTTTAAAATAAGGAGGTTACTTCACTGTAAAAGTAAGCCTAAAGTCTTTATTCCCGATTTCGAGTATACACCACCCCCGCCGCCACCCCCAGGTGTTCGTCAGTTTGCAAACATAAACACATCACAGGACGTATGACCCCCGAAACAATACAATTCCTCAACGACAATCGCATACATCACGAGACGTTAACGAAGGCTTTCTACATGCGTAGCCTTTCGGCAAACGTGCGTGAGCGAATGCAAAACATTATACGGGAGAATTGGGAGTCTACATATCATACCGATCTATGGTGCGGACCGTGTGTCTCAGATATGGTACTAAAGCTATACAGGCATTATGACGAGTGGTTAGCGCAACAGCCGGTGACAGTACAGGCAAGTTTCCCATCAAATAAAAGCGAATGATGGTTATCGATAATAAGTTTGACTTCGGGCAGGTGGTGTACATAAAGACCGATCAGGACCAAAGGCCGCGAATAATTACGGGTATATTGGTTAAGCCTGGGTATATGGAGTATCAGCTAAACTGCGGCACAGATTGGTCATGGCATCCAGATTTTGCCATCAGTGACGAAAAGAATGTATTACTAACAACAACTAATTGATATGGCATTGATAGCAATGGCGGTTTACTGCACAGAGGAGAATAAGAAGGGTGAGAGTTTGGCAAAGTCCTTACGTAGCTTAAGAGAGACAGTTGACCTGCAAAAGCACAAGTTGGTGTTATGCCTTAACGGTCATACAAGCGACACGCTCTCTGATGTTATGTGGTTGAAAGGTATGGGGTTAAGGTGTAAAATAATAGACAACGGCGCTAACCTTGGTACCGCTCGCGCCATCAATCAAGCATGGAAGCTAAGGGAGCCCGGCCAGCATTGTATAAAGATGGATGACGATATAGCCATCCATTCACCCGGCTGGGTCGATGAACTCGAAGAAGCTATCCGTCGAGATCCTGCCATCGGCCAAATCGGCCTGAAGCGCAAAGACTGCTGGGAGTGGCCCGGCCATGAACATTCCGACTGGCGCAGTGAGTTGCACATGTTACCGCATAAGCCCGGCGAGCCGTGGCAGATAGTTGAGAAGGTAAAGCATGTGATAGGAAGCTGTGTAATGCACAGTGCGGCACTGCTTGATAGGGTAGGGTATCTGTATCAGCCGTCCTTATACGGCTACGACGATGTTATTATGAGCCACCGCACGCACCTTGCTGGCTTTTATTCCTGCTTTCTGCCGCACATCAATATTGATCACATCGACCCGGGTGATACGCCGTACCAGGGATGGAAGGAACGCCACAGTGCGGAACAGACGCAAGGGGTGGTTGACCTGGTGCATGAAATGTATAACGGAACTAAACCTATTTATTATGGGGCAGATAGCTAAATGGAATCATGACCCTAAAGGAAAAACGTTTTCATCTTTAAATGAATTTTTTATGTCTATAGATCTCCCCGGCGACTCCGGCGACTACCACTTATTGACCAAAGGCATTGAACTATCTGCCAACACCCCCGGCATGACCTGTGAAATCGGCCTACGCAGGGGCGGCGGTACCAAACATATCATTGATGCGCTGGCAATTCATGCGCCGCATAAGGTTCATATTGCAATCGATCCATATGGCAATATCGAGTATGAACATAAAGAGGGCGATATTGTCAGGCTCGACTATACGAACGATATGCGGGATGAGTGTTTGAGTAACTTATACCCGTATGCTTGGGAGAAGAAGATCAATTTTCAGTTCTTTAATCTGGAAGACAGGGAGTTTTTTAAACGATATGGCGATGGGGTACCGGTGTATGATTATAAGAAGCGGGTGGAAAAGGATTACAGCTTTGTGCACTTTGATGGGCCTCATGCCGAATTGCCACTACTATGGGAGATTGATTTCTTTCTGAAAAGGGTAACCCCCGGCGCCTGCTGGTGTTTCGATGATGTGACTGGTTACTATGATCACGATAAGATTGAAACGGTTCTGTTTACCGCTGGCTTCAAACTCATTCAAAAAACCTGGCATAAAGCATTATACCAATATGCAGGGTAAGATTAAAGTTATCACTGTCGCCACCCAAGACAACCACGGTCTGCAAATGCTGCGCAAGTCGCTCGATCTTGCCGGCATGGATTATACGGTATTAGGTATGGGCGAACCATGGCGCGGCTTCGGCACTAAGATCATCCTCACCCGCGATTACCTACGAACGCTCACCGGTTACACGCACTTTATTTTCGTTGATGCATATGATACTGTATTCCTGAAACCAATCACAGACTGCGAAGGAGGTATCATATTCAGCACTGAAAAGAACTGCTGGCCGGATATTGACAAGGCAAAAGAATATCCGAAGACGGAGGGGCCGTTCCGGTACCTGAACAGTGGATGTTACATTGCACCGATTGACGTATTCCTGCAGCTGATTGATCAGTTTCCAGTTGATTATGTAGATGATGATCAGCGGTATTTCACTAACATCTATCTTATGACTGACAAAATAAAGCTCGATACTGATTGTAATATATTCCAGTCCTACGCCTTTACCGATCATAACGACCTGGCCATAGAGCCGGGCAAAGTAATTAATAAACATTCACAGTCAGAGCCGGCCGTTATTCATTTTAATGGTAAATGCTTTGACCCAAAAATATATGCAATGCTCGAATTTAAAACCATGGCCGAAGTGCAAGCCTTTTGGAAGAACGACATTGAAACGCAGAAGCAATTAAACGAGGGCTTCGTTGCAAAGACAAATGCCATCGACCAACTAAACGAACACCGCACCTGGGTAGAGACAAACATCTTTGGTTTCGGTGAGAGGGCTTTCCCCTGGTTGTGGCACCTAGTTGTACAGGAAATGCCGAAGAACTTCACCTTTTTGGAGATCGGGGTATTTAAAGGTCAAACCCTTTCGCTGGTAAAGCTGCTGGCTGATATGCAGGGGAAGAAGGTTAAGCGCTATGGTGTTACCCCGTTATCGTCTGAGGGTGGTGTATGGGAAAGCGACTACCGCAAGGATATTGAAACTATCCACGATCAGTTCAAGCTGACCAAAGACTATACCCTGCTGGAAGGGCTGAGTGAAGACCCGGCCATTATCGAACGGGCAAAGAAGTTAAAGCTTGATGTGTTATACATAGATGGCGGCCATGAGGAGCGACATATTACCAATGACATAGTAGAGTACTCGCCATTGGTTAAGACTGGCGGCTTCATGGTGATAGATGATTGCTGCAATAGCTTCGCAATGCCGTTCGGTTATTTCCAAGGCATACAGGCGGTAACACAGGTGGTAGATCGTAAGTTGCCGCCGGTGACGCCTAGCGATGAGTGGGAGTTTGTTTTTTCAGTGGTTCATAATCGGGTGTACAGAAGAAGATGACAGCTGTCAAGATAAACTATACCCGCCCGCCTCTCTTTAAATACCAGGCTGATATACTCGACTGCCCGGCCCGGTACACTGTCACTATCGCATCTACAAAGGTTGGCAAAACTGCAAGCCATATCGTTTGGTTGTTCGAGCAGGCGTTACAATGTGCGGCCAATCAATCGGTATGGTGGGTGGCACCTACGTTCTTTCAGGCAAAAATTGCCTTTGATCGTATGAAGGTGCAGATAAGTGATAAGAACTTTTACAAGGCTAATGAAACGAACCTTGTTCTAACCTTGGTTACCGGCGCGAAAATTTACTTTAAGACCGCTGAGAAACCCGACAACCTT